CTGCTTGTCCATATGTTGTTTCGTCGCCTGGATGACCTTGTATATAATATCTCTTGGATTCTTTTATGTTATCATCATCCAATGAATTAACATATTCTAAAGTAGCATTTTTTCTTACAACATCTGTTAATGCATCTAGTTTATTTGAAAGTTCTGTGTAATCATCACCAGGAGTACCGTTAGTACCAGGAGTACCGTTAGTACCAGGTCTTCCTGGCTTTCCAGCTTTTATTAAAGATATTATACTTATTACTAATGCAGCTATAAAAAGTATAAAAAGTATTATGATAAATATACTTATATTGGGACCTATTATATTATTTAAAGATGGTAAGGTCATTTATTATTAGTTCATTTTTTTTAGTAAAAATTTTATATAAGGTATATAAAATTGTATAGGTTTTGTATGTAATAGCACAGGAACGTTGACTATAACTCTTCCGCTTTAGGGGCATATTCATTTCGCCAAGCTATTGCACATCTTTTAGCCTCTTCATCTCCATATTTTTTTATACTGAAAGATTTTGTTCTACGTTTACCTGTCTCTCTATCAACCCAAGAAGCTTTCCATCTAGCCTTAGCCCCATTTTCTCTTCTAACTCCTTTATATCCAGAAGTATTATTTATTGGTTTGGATCTATTAGTAGCATTAACTCTTCCTCCACCTTCACGAACATTGCATTTTAAATTATTAAGACCATTTCTATCTATATGATCAACTTGAGAAAATTCGGGATAAAGTAAATTATGAATTCTTTTTTGTTTACCATGACTTCCTGTTTCAGCATAATAATTTGTTTTTGAAGATGATAAAATACATCTAATTGGAAGACACTCAAGTTGTTTTAAATTCTCATTTTCAAACAACATGATTTTATTGTTATTCAAAGTCATTTCTTTGAAAGTATAACCTGGTTCCATAATAGGATGTGAAACAACAGTAACATCTCTAATCATATTTTTACTCAAACCTCTACGAACTGATTCTCTATTTCGATATTGAATAGCCAATAATTTAGCTTTTTCTAAGCCAAATCTAGATTTTCTGAATGATTTTGATTTTCCTCCTTGTTCTTTTTTGAAAGTTACTTTAATACGTTCGCCTAAATCTGATATACCTCCTTGATGCTTCCCTCCATACCATTCTCCTCTTTTAAATTCTATTGGTATACTTGAATTTAGCAGTTTTAAATCTTTTTCTTCTTGAACACGCATTTTAACCATATTTTCTTTTATTTGAATAGATTGTCTACAAACTATACAACCTCCTTTAAAAGAATTTTTGCAAATATTATGTGATAAATTTTGAAATTCTCCATGTTTACATTTATATACTACTTTTCTATTGAATCCTAAGCTTACTAATTTATAACCTTTATTTTCTAAATTTTTCTTAACAGTTTCCATGGTTTGTTTACTTGATTTTTTCTTGGAACATTTAGTACAGCCATTCCATTGAGGTCTTTTTAATCCTTGTTTCATATGACGCCCAGGCTGCCCGCAATGACAAGTATAGTTAATATATCTCCTATCTTTTTCATCTACTGACCAATTAGTACAATTTTTATTCTTCATTATTTGATCAATAAAATCCTTAGTTTCTTGACTTAATTTTTTGTTTACCATTTTATTTTATATTTTACTTCTATTTTTTAAATCAATTATATTTTTGCGTCCAAAAATAATAAATTATATACTAAAAAAGTATATAATTGAATAATTGTAATATAAAAGTGGAACACATTTATAAAACTGGGAAACCAAGGGCACCTCCACTAATACGAATGATATTATTGTTAATGCAGGTAACAATAAATTCATAATGCTGTACCCAAGTTGCTTGTGAGTCGTTGGGATCTTGTCCAGTACCAGCTGCACCGTCGACGGCTGCTTGGGAACCAGTAGGGGCAATGCTAACGTTGGTGAGTTTACCGTAGTTAGTAGATCCCATGGGGTCTAGGCAGATAAAGTCAAGGGAGTAGGAGTACATGTGGTAACCAGTTTCCACGGGGATGACTGGTGCGCAGTACCATGGGTTGACGAGGGAGAAGTAGTCAGATCCCATATTGGAGAGACGTTGGGTGTTTTCGTAGATGAGAGAAGTAGCCAAGATGGGGTCGCGCATGGCAGGGTTGATGCTGTAGCTAACTGTAGCGCCAGAAACAATAGGAGATCCGGCAGTGTAGTTAGACCAAGCACAAGCAAGAGTCTTATTGCGAACACCGAAGAAGAATACTTTAATTGCGTGAGAAAAGCGAATATCGTAACGAGGAGTGAGAACTGTGTTTGGAGCGAAAGTTTGACGAGGAGCAGTTTGAACTTGTTCAATAAGGATATCACGAGGAGCACAAGCCATGCGTTTACGTTCATCGTTAGATACAATGGCGTAGTTAGCCCAGACTTGAACATTGCTGAGAACCATGTTGGAAGGAGTTTCCAAATCACCGGTAGTAGCGCACACGGAACGTACATTGTTTGCTAGACTGATATCATCCTTGATAAGTAATTGATCCCAGTTTCTGAAAGAAAAGTTCAATCTCATATCGTTGTATGGCAATGCAGCAGTAGGAAGTGCAACACCGCTATCGCGAGAATACCAGAAAGGTAAAGGTAAGTTAAGAGTCATGGAGGGGATATTATTCCCAGCATTAGGAATACCATTACCATGGGGATCCGTAAGTTGAGTAATGTTACCAATCATGTTATTGTAACCAGTTCTCTTTCCGGCTGGGACAGTAAAAGCTGCCCAGAAATCAAGATGGTAGTTATCAAAACGAGCTGCAACCAAATCATTAAAAGTAATGCAACATTCAGCAACAAGATTGTGCATAAAGTTACGAGTCCAACGAAGACGAAGAGTATTACTACTTCCTACATCTCCAAAAGTAGCTGGGTTAGGAACAACTTCGGGAATAGTGACACGAAGCCAAGTAGATAGAAGATAATCTCCTGCGCGAGAAATGCTAACAGACCATTCAGTGTCGAAATTAGCGTTTCCGCTAGCTCTGGAGAGTACTACTGGTACTTGAGTAAACCATGTAGATTTACGGGTTTCCCTTACGAAATAAGCAGTTGCGTCGGGACCACCATACATGTATTTTTCGAGTTCATCGAAGGTTGCTAGATCGATAAATCCTGAGGTGACATTTGATGTACAAATAGAAGCCATAGTTTTTTATATATAACAAGAAACTTTTTTTAAATTAGAAAAAAAAAAATTTTCTCTTTAAAAATAGGCATAGATATTTAATCATTAAAATCAACCCATATAACGGTAAAAAAGTTTCTTTTATTATTTTAAAACTAAAAATTATATTTTTACCCCTTCTAAATATAATCAAAATTTAATTTGAAAGAAATTCTATCTATTGAAGAAAAATATATCATCAATAAAAATAAATTTAATTATTAAATCATAATAACAATTATTATGATAAAGTTTATCAAGTAATATACTGAGGGGAAGAATGAGGAGGGGAAGAATGAGGAGGGGAAGAACAATTTTTCTGACAATCTTTCATATTAGAATATTTACCATTTCCAGGTGCTTGATTAATTTTAAAACATTTTCCTGCAAAGCAAGAATAAGAAAATTGTCCAAGGAGTTTATTTTTATGTTGATAATAAATTATAATAAAAGTTATAGCTGTAATTACTATACCAATTAGAAATAAAGATAAAATTAATAAAGTAATATTCATTTATATTAATTATTTATAAAATTTATTTTTCATGCGTGGTACATTTGGTATATTATTATTTTTCTTAAATTGTGAAAATTTTGATTTTGGGCATATACAGTTACGACCACCTTCAAAGTCTTGATAATATTTACTATAGGGTGGGCATTTATAGCAAGAGGTGTATTGAAGAGGTTTATATATTCCATTATTATATTTATGGTTAAAATTTCCAGTGTATTCTGAAGAAGTAGGCATTTATTTAAAATAAGAAATTATATCACAATTTAAAAGAACAATTTTGTATCTTAAAATGTCAGAATCACAAAACCTAAACTCTACAAAGGTGGAAGCTTCCGAAGTAAAAATTGCTAAATCCGTTAAGGCAGAAAAAACTACAACTAATAATGATAATGTAAAATATGCTGTTTTAATGGAAACTAGCGGGGAGGAATGCGAGAGTTGGTATTATTGCATTAAATACCAAGGAAATGAAAAAAATCTTGTACATCTTCAAAAACAGCTTGAGAAAGTTGATTGGTATATTCTTGACGATCTGAGCACATTTGATTTAGATCTTGATCATTTTATAAGTTCTCAAACAGCTAAAGAGCTTACTAAATTGGAATTAAATAGTCATTCGTTTCATAGAAAATTTGATGGAGTTTTGGATCGAATTGATTTGAATTTAAAAAGGAAGGATAAAAATGAGAGAAAAATGGTTAAAGTATTTGATATTTTGGGTTATGGTCAAATTGAAGATTATATAGATGGTGAAGATATTGACGAAGAAGATCTTACCGATAATTCCGATTTTTCTTCAAGTGAAGATTCAGATAATTATACTCGTGAAAAGAAAAATAGTAAAATTCCTAGTAGTTTTCAGAAAATTCGGGAAAAGAAAAATAGTAAAATTCCTAGTAGTTTTCAGAAAATTCGGAAAAAGAAAAATCGGTCAATGAATAAATGATTAGTATAGCGCCTTCTTTTAAAGTACTTCCTTTTTGTATATATCATTATCATCAGCCTGATAATTTATTAGGAACGATAGATAATGCTACGATGTTGCCAAATAAACATTTTTTTTGTGCATCACCCCCTGTAGAATTTGGTTCAAAATGGCAATTTTATAAAAATTTTTATGCTATTTCTCCTACTATAAGACCTCTTCCTCCGGGAATGAATTTAATATCAATGACTATTAAACAAAGTTTTCCTTACAATCTTTCTAGTGTAGATCATATTCCAGATCCATTTAATATACCTAAAAAAAGTCTAATTTTAATAACTTATACTCAGCCAGTATTGAACACTATACCATTATATTTTTTTTATCCAAAATCTTCTACTGGCATAGTTGATAAAAATAATTTATTTCCTACTTTTCAAGATTTGAGTGGTGATCCAAATTGGGAGAATAATTATTTACCTGTCATATATGTTTTAGATCCCACAAAATTTCCTAAAAAAGATAAATATGGTGTACCTCTTTTTCGATTTAAAAATATTCAAGGGAGATGTATGCCTCATCCTGACGGGGAAGAGTTTTGTGTTTTAGGTATAAGAAATAAAGGTGATACAAATTTGCAAACTTTGGTAAATTTATTAGGAGAGGGTGAGGAGAAAGAAAAATATATAAAATCTAAATCTCATGGTATATGGATAATTATTATTTTGTTAATTTTTTTACTTATTTTTATGTCAATTTCTATTTTTATAATATATAAAGGGGGTTAATAGGTTATTATTTTTTAAAAAATAATAACAGGAAATAATTTTTAATTTTTATATATTAACAAATCCCATTTGAACTAATTTTTTTCTAATAAATCCTTCTATTTGTTCATGTGGAACAGTATAAGGAACTTCAATAAGCCTTATATTATTATCTCGACATATTCTTCTTTTCATATCATCTCTATATTTCTGGTTAAGAAAATGTTCTTTATTACGATGAAAGTAAGGACAGTATTTATAGTGTTGTTTCCCATTATATTCACATGCTAAACCTATATGGGAATCAAAACAGTCTAATTCAAGATTAAAATTCCCTCCAGTTACTGGATTTCGAAGAAAATCTGGACGAGATGTGTTAAAAGGTTTTTTAAATATTTTTTGTAATACTCGCCTACATTCAAGTTCACCTTTACTTTGTCTGGGGATTCTTCTTTTAGATTTATAAGAAGGCCATTGCCCTTTATTTGGTGCGTAATATGATTTAGACCAACTTCCTTTTTTTCCTATTCTTACAAGTGCAAATAGTAAGATAAAGGATAGAGATAGTCCTAAGAGTATTTCAAATCCGTGATTGTTCCATAGCTGTACAATTTTAGAGAACATTTATTATATATTTATATTTTTATTCCTTTTTAATCTCATGTTGATTATATATTATTCTGATCGTTGCTATTACACCCCACAAAATAAGTGCTAAGACTAAAATTAGATTCTTATTCCAATTTGTGTAGGTTCTTAATGTATAGAAAAAGGCTATTGAAGTTAATAATGCTAAAGTAATGAAAAAATAATTTTCTGAATATCCTAAACTTTTATCGTTAGATATGAATACTATACTTATTAATCCTATAGGAATAGCACCAATAAGAGCAGCTATAGCGGTGTTAGAAATATTTTTGCTAGCAAATTTGACTCCTGCTACAGTAAATCCTCCTATTATAAATGGGATAATTAAACTTTTTATATCTAATTTCATTTATATAAGGATATATATTATATTATAATACTTCAAGCTA